ACCCTTAGAGTACATCTTAGCTTTCTCGAACGAGTCTGTCCAGTGAGTCACCGGACGGGTTTGGTAATCGTTTGACAGAAGGACCGCCTCTTCAAAGGTGGTTCCACGGAACAGTTTGTACATTTTATATCTCCTTTGGACTGTGCACAGGCCACAAAGCCCGTGCAATCAAGTTGGGTCAGTTTAAAGTCATGACCCAGGACTGTAAAATTACTCTGACAACACTTCGCAACCAACACCGCCGGTTACGTAACCCGTAAGACCCAGCATTGTACTGTTAATAGGTACTGCCAATGACATTACTGGCAGAGTAGTACCCAACAATACGGGGCCAGACCACATACCCAGCCAACCCACAGTAGCACCGGCAGCAGCACCGGCACCAACTACTGGCAACGCTGCAACGATACCTGCCGCTGCAACAACACCAACAACAACTCCTGCAGCTGCACCTGCATAACTGATATCGGAACAAGTGATATCGTCATTGGCAGGAGAGTAAACTTCTTCTGCTTTGGCGGTAGACGAAACAGCACAAACTACAGACATCATAAACACAGCGAGAAGTTTCTTCATTTGGATTCCTCCATTTGGTGCGATAGAACCATTTCTATCATTATAGATGCGTTAATTTTCTCACTTTTTTGGTGACAAAATGAACAGTTTTACACCGTGTTCAGGGTGTGGGTTTATTTTGACAACTCGTAAGTCATCATAACAAACTCCAATGCCTGTTTCAGAGTAACCTTTTGGCTACTACAAAACACGCCTTCCTCGACAAGATCTACTTCCTGTTTCAGAAAGAAATCCGGCGAGTACATGTCACTGCCAATAGTGCAGTAGACGCTATTCCCACGAGCGTGGAAATAAAAGTTAACGTCGTCAATGTCTCCTTCAATTTGAAGGGGGCATATCTGAGACGTAACTTCAAAGCGGATAGACATAAAACCTCCTATGGTTGTCTTTCTCCATTATAGATGCGTTAATTTTCTCACTTTTTTGGTGCCAATTTTGATAAAAAAGGCCCACCCCCGAAGGGATGAACCAATTATTATTTTTTACGTTTCCAACTTTTTCTATTTTTATTGTTTTGAGATGTAGTTGTAACTCTCAAGTTGGCAGGGCGATTGTCACCGCGTTTTCTATTTTTGTGATCAACGGTTCCGTTTACTTTTTTACCAGTCGATAGTTCTTTTACAATCCTATGAACATAATGTGCTTTACCGTCTATACGGACTGTTTTATAACCATCTCCATGGTTTGTACCGGCTGATTGACCTGCCGCAACTCTACCACGGGAAACTTTCCAAACCAGTTTACCGTTCTTTAGTTTAAACATGTCTTTATAGTTTGGCATTACTTTTAAAGCTTTCTATCATTATAGATGCGTTAATTTTCTCACTTTTTTAATGACTTTTTAATAAAAAGAAAAGGACACCCCCGAAGGGGTAATCCGAAGTTCATTTTTATTATTATTGAACGGGCCTTTAACCCTTGTAGTTGTTTTGACGGTTAGTGTAGTTAACACCACCAGCAATCTGAGGAATCATCTTCATAACTTCTTTCTTGGTCGCTGTTGAGATGTCTCCAGTGATGTTTAAGTTTACAACTTGCTGACTGTTGTTTCCACCTTGCTGCCTCATGTTGTTGACTGCACTGCGCTTCACAACCATTTCACCGGGTGTGAGTAGAGCAGGAACAGAGTCAACACCTGCCTGAGAGTAGTTTGTGCTTGGTACAGTTCCACCTTGGCTGAAGCTTTTAGGAAGGCCGAATGAGCCTGTGGTACCACCGATACCTCCAAAGGCCCCCAAGAGTGATGAACCAATGCTAAAGAGACCTCCTAAGAGACCTCCGCCGCCGCCGCCTGCACCACTAAACAAGCTACCAATACCTTCAAAAAGTCCACCGAGAGAATCTGACAGACCTTCAAACAAACCACCTACGCTTTTCTTGAGATCTTTTGTAAGGCCGGATAAAGGGCTTTCGCCTTCTTCTCCGCCAAAGATATTTCCAAGGCTTCCAAGGATTCCTGTACCTTCGCCAAACAGACTGTCTGCAATGCCATTAACAAAGTTGTCAATGATTTTATTTGTAACAGTATCAAGAAGACCAGTTAAGGCACCTTTTACGTCGCCTGTCCGTAGGGCTTGACCTAAAGCAGTAGAGAAGGCATTTTTAAGAGTGCTGTCAACTTCTTCTGTTTTAAGAGACTCAGCAAAAGCGCCCGTGCTATCAAACGTTGAAGTAGTAGCTAACCCGCTACCAAAGAAATCAGTATCTAAGAAGTCTTGACGGCTAACATCAAGGGCATTCTCATCAAGGCTTTTTAGTATATCCTTAGTCAATTTCTGGGTCACTTTAGTAAGAGCGTTACCTGTTTTGACTCCGTTGTTAATTTCTTTAGAGTCTTTTGCAGCTGATTCAGAGTCTTTTGCAATTGTTTCAGCGTATTGTGCGATTTGTTTGTTAAGCGCCACTAGGTCTTCGTTAATACCTGCTACGGCAGAAGGAGCTGCACCCCTTAACGACATACCCAGAGCTGCTCTTCGTTCTAAAAGTCTAATAAAAGTTGGATCATCTTCAACTAGACCGCCCCCATTAAACCCAAGCGGGTTAACACCTTGGTTAATACGATCTAAGAACCCTCTTCCGAATTTCCTAGCCGAAGATGCCTTAATAACATATTCGCCGTTAGAAAGCATAGCAGGAATATCATCAGAAGTACCTGTACCGGGACCGCTAATAGGACCACCTGATGCTCTTCTATATTGAGGTAACCCGAATGCGTTGGCTGCATCAGTGCTAACATTAAGCTCACCGTCTGTTACGGTAAGGTTATTTACATTAATGTTAAGATATCTTTTCTCAAATGCTTCTTTTAAACCATCTATTTTACCCAGATTATACGGTACGCCAAGATCACTCGGTGAGCCATACGGATCGTCCGGAAGATAATATTTATCGGTAACGCTGTTAACTGCTGAGGCCGTGCCAGTGTTTACGAGATCATCGCCTTCGCCTTGGGTATTAGCGCCGTTGCCTCTGCGAATCTCTGGTATTTTTGTATCCTTGTTGAACACTATATCTGAAATAGAAATGGATAAGGCAAATACACCGGCAGGTAGGAATGTAGCTAAACCCCCCGCAGCTATAAAGGCTTTACCAGCAGCTAAAGTTCCAGCCTTAAGTGCGCCTAAAATAGCACCACTTATTGAGCTAACTAAGTTTGTAAGTGTAGCACCCGCTAAATAGGCTCCGAACCCCAAGAATATGTAAGAAAATATACTAGCGCCTTCTTCTTCGCCTGCTTCTTTAAGGCCACTACCGAAATCAAGACCAACTACTGACAGCGCTGCCTTAATAGAACTATCTATACTACTAGCTATGATATTTGTAAATCGACCTTGTTCGTCTGTTCCAAATAGAAGATCCGCAAATAAAATAGAAAGGCCGATTCCACCGAGTCTATTTAAGCCGGGACTACCTTTAGCACCTTTAAAACCAGCCAATGCACCTCCTGCTACTTTACTAAGAGTGCCGAGCCGGGGAGTAGTCTTATTTTTAAAACTTACTCCGCCAGTTACAGGATCAACTACACGTACACGAGAACCAGCAGTAGATGCCGCGCTGACCGCCGCAGTCGCTCCTGTCGCAGTTGTTCCTGCTGTTGCTGCTATCCCTGGAAGACCAAGGGATGCTGCTAAAAACCCACCTGCTTTATTAGCGAATTTACCACCTTTAACAAGACCTTGTTGAAGGAAGTATAAGCCAAAGGCTGTTTTAAGATTGAATAGCCCTTTTCCGAAAAGAATTTTACTTAAGATATTAGCTGAAAGGCCTGCACCGATCCCCGTAACAATAGCAGCAGCGATATCTAGACCAAGTTCATTAAATGGGTTAGTAGTTGTAAGCTCCCCAAATTCTTTGTCTACAGTGATTTCAGTTAAAGATTCTCTTAAGCCTTCTCTGACCCCCTCAAACGCAGTGCTGATTAGCTTAAGAATGCTAGCACCAATAACACTGCTTTCTCCTTCTTCAGAGATAACACCGCCAATAATATCACCAATTAGTTTACCTAGGCCCTTGCTAGCTGATTCAACAGCGTTATTTAAAGATTCAGTATCGATAATCAATTCTGCTACAGTGTAGAGTAAGGCACCCTTAAACGCAATAGCACGTCCAACAGAACCAATAGATATTGCCGTAAAAAGAATTGCACCTAACCGTTCTTGATCAACAGTTAGTTTCTTAATAAACTCTTCGCCAATGATTTGACCAATGTTCTTCTGAGTTACAACTTCATTAGCAAGTTCATTAACAAAATTTATTTTAGACTTACCAAGCTCTAGTAAGTTATTAACAAGGTCTATTGCGGATCCAAAAGAGTTCTTTTCAAAATCTAGTATGTCTCCAGTAAACACATCGGTAATAGGATTATTAGTAGTAGTAAGAGCAGCAGCGGCCTTTTTCAATTCTTTAAAAGAATTAACACCCTGTTCTTTAATCTTATCAAAGCTAAGTTTATTTATAACATTTTGTAGATTACCAACAGACTCTGAAGCATCATCAATCGAACGACCTAGTAAATTTTTCTCAAACCCAGTTAAATCACCAGTGTTAGGGTCAGTAATAGCAGCACCGCCAAAAGTAGAAGCAGCAGTAATAGCTCGATCAATACGTCCCTTAATAGATTCCCAAAGTTTTACTTGAGTTCTTAACTTTTTGTTTTGCTCATCGATCTTAGCAATAAGGCTGTCGTAGCTACGGCCTAGTAGGTTTTGCTTAACGTTTAGTTCTCCGAACTCATCAACAGAAACTTCTCCACCTACAGTTGTAATGCGGTTCCACATATTCCGCCAAAGGCTTTCTACTTTAGGAGCAAGTTTCTCAAAGTAACCTTTAATATCCGCAGTAAAAGCCTTAACACCGTCTCTCCCAGTTCTCATGGCAGAATTCCACAAGGAACCCGTAATAGAACGCTCCCCTTTATACCACATATCAGGCCAGGAAGAGTTTCCAATTACTGCTGTATAGAGTTTCTCAAAGAAGCCAGCTATAGCAGTTGTAAATTCCCCAACCTTAGTTTTAATGGCCTCTAGGTCAGGAACATAGTCGTCTAATACAATAGGTTCAAAATTAAACTTAATAGTTGGAAGTAAGCCTTCGAATTGGCTAACTAAACTACTAAAGCGACGGTTAAACTCCGCCTGACTAATATCTACGTCAAATAGACCTGCAAGGTTTTGGTTAACTTCTCTTACAAAGGCTCTTACGTCAAGCTTAAAGAGTAGAATACGAGAGTTGATGTCGCGAATACTTGTTGACCAGTTTGAGGCAACTTTAAAGAAAGCTAAACCAAGTTGCTCTAAAGAATCTCTAATAAGTTCGGATACACCTAATGTTCTATCGATTTCCGCAACTAAGAATGAAAAGTTATCTTTAGCAACAAGTGCAAATTGTTCAACAGTAAAGTTTAACGTTTTGTATTCGTCGTCTATCTTCTTGGCTTGATTAAGAATTGCCTTAAACACCGCATCACTAGTAATTCTACCTGCCTTGGCTTCTTCACGAAGCTTTTCAAATGGAACTTTCATTCCAGTGGCAATTGCCTGAGCAATACGTGGTGTTTGTTCTAGAACAGAATTTAGTTCTTCACCCCTAAGAGTGCCAGAAGCTAGACCTTGACCTAGCTGAATAATAGCGGCTTTAGCAGACTCTGAGCTAGCACCTGAGATAAGTGCGGCTTGGTTGATTGCCTTTGTAGTTGTTAATAACTGTTCAACACTCGCCTTACCTCTTAAGGATAAGCCAAAGCGGTTAAATGTAGTTGTTGTTTGACCAATAGACACACCAACTTCATTCGATTGGCGGCGAAGGGCAAGTAATGTATTGTTTACCTGTTTACCTTTACCAACAACAAGAGTTAGCTGGTTTTCTAGACCGATTAAGCCATCAGAGGCTTTTGTAATACCTCTAATGACAGCAGCGCCAGAAAAGGCAGCAGTAATGCCAATAGCGGCTTGTTTAAAACTTTTAGTAAGTCGTTGAGCCTGAGTATCAAGGCTTTTTACAGACTTGTTTAATTTAGAAAGGTCAGCACGAGCTTTAGTTGAGTCACTGCTAACCCTAATTTGTAAACCTTTGGTAGCCATAGGTTACTCCTTAAATAAAATTGCCCTAGAAGGTTATCCCCGTATATTGAGGAGCCATCTAGGGCAAATGATTTAATCTTGGGTTAGCAGGCCAATAGTAAGCAATACTTGCTCAATAAAGAACTTTGGTGCTTGTTGGCTGCTACCGTCATTCAAGAATACAATGTGTTCTACGTTGTTAATAAGAAAGCCACCTACCTCTTTTCCGAAGCTTTTGACTTTTCTGTTTTTCCAGCCAGACCTTGCTTCACCTGTATCCACAGGAGTGACTATTCGTAGTGTCTCAGTAGCAAAGTCCATTCGGCGGAAGACCTCCATCTCACGGAAGTCCTCCATTTCTTGTTCAATACGTTTTAACTCTTCTTTAAAGTTAATCCGTTCTAAGCTTATTTTTGTCATTTTTACTCATCCAAGGTGGAGTCCAATCACTGACATCCCCGTCTTTCGCATTAAGCATCTTAGACAAGAAGTTTCCTTTCGGAAGCGACTTGACTTCTGCTGGGATGTGATCTTGTATAGCTTGTAAAGAAGGAAATAGCTTTTCTGGCTTTTCCTTAACACCTTGAGCCGCCAAAAGCATATAGGTTCTTTGGTCTTCTCTCCATCCTACAGGACGAGACTTGAAGAATGAAATCCATTTAAGAAACTCGGTATAAGGCATTTCTTCCTGTATTTTATAAACAGGCATACCGAGAGTATAAGCTAGTTCAAAAACGGTCTCATCCCACTGCGTTAGTTTCCCTCAGATGCGCCCTGATCTCCAAGACCAGATATACGAAGTACCTGATTTGATAGCTCGTTTAGCTCTACTAGAGGAAATGAATCAAAATCTTCATCGGTCATTTCTTCTGCACCGACTACAGCAATACGAAGAATTCCGCGCATTAGCCCAAGACCTGCTTCGTCTTTAGACTGACCTTTTTTAGGTTTAAGGTTATCTGAGACAAGCTCTTGTACTTTGCGAACTTCCTGAACGGTAAGCTTGCGGATTTCAACTTCGTCGCCCATGAAAGGGACTTTTTCGGATAATACTTTGTTTGCTAGATGTTTCATAATAATATCTCTTACTTCAATTTATCTTTATCTGTGAATAGATGTGGGTTTTCTTCTTGGAAATCGTCGATCATCTTACGGATAGTATGAAGAACAGATAGGGTCTCCATAATTTCTTTTCCTGTCTCTGAATCGTTATCGAAATCCTGAAAACGCTCGAATGACTTGCGAATGCTAATATCAACACTACGACGCATATGCCGCATTGTAGTACGCATCACAAAGCTTTTACTAAATGGTTTATCCATTGTGATACTTTCTAATACTAAAGGACAGGACGCCCCCGAAGGAGCGCCCTTAAAAACTATCAGATTACTTGGTAGCTGGACCAAAGAAGTCTGACTGTGTAGATAGTGTAACAGTTGCTGTTGTAGCGTCTGTTAGGCTTGGGTTAACTAGGATAGCTTCGACTTTACCGTTAAAGTAGAAGGCAGTATTTGCCTTGCCAGAAAGGGTAGTGTCGGCAGCTTCATCTAGTGTACAAGCGGCGTCAACCATCATAAAGCGGAATGTAACAGCCTTGCCAATTAGATCGTGTAGATCGCCAGCATCTGCTGCATTGTAGTTGATTGTTATTTCAAGGTTAGGGGCGTCGGCTTGGCCCTGAACCTGTGAAGAGCTAGCCTGACCGTAAACAGGAACGTTTACGATGTTTGCAGGTGTACCGATTGAAGGGAACTCACGGACAGAAGGCATACGTAGGTGTTCTGCAACGCCTGTTGTGTCACCGTCTGAAGTGTCAGCTGTGCCGGGAGTTGAGCCTACGAATAGAGCAGCGTATTCAGCAGCGGTGTCTGTAGCATCAACTGGTGCAACTGTGTGAATGTCGAGGTATGTATAAATACCTGCGCGAAGGTCAGAAATATGTGCCATTTCTATTTAATCCTCATAGTATGTAAATGGTATAATGTATTGCGCTGTATATAACGCAGAGTTCTGTGAATCTAAACCTCCAATAGTGACAAAGGAGGCTCCAAGCCCAAGGCCGGATGTTGGATATTTGTGCTCAAGAAGAGTGTCTAATGTGTCTGCAATAGCAGAAACACGACGTTGACCCTCCCCAGCTTTTACATACATCGTGACAATAACCGTACCTGATAGAGTTTTCTTCCCGTTATGATCTTGGGTAGTACCAGAGGCAGGAAGAATGTTAAGTCTGCAAAACTCGTTTTGGTCTGAAATAGTTCCCTGATAGTTATCAGGATAAATTGCTATGTTAGCAGCAGTCCAAGTAGCAGATGCGAACAAGTTTTCTATGCTAGAGATTAAGGTAGCGTACATCTACTTCTCCTTTTTAAGTTGGAGAGTAATTGCGAAACCATCATCCGCAGCACTAATAATGTTATAGCTATCTGAGCCGACAGTAATCGTGTCGTATACATTAACATCGATAGCACTTGAAGACTTTATTATCCCCTCTACAGAGTAGCCACCCCCCGAAGGGAGTGACTTTGTAAATAGAATAATATCGACAGTAACTGTCTTAGAAGTGCTTGTTGCTGTTCCAGTTGAAAAATCATAACCTGAAACAGTCTTATCAGATAGTGTAGCAGTCTTAACCAAGTCTCCAGCAGCAGTAAAAGCTTTGTCTACGGCAGCAGTCAACTTAGCAGATAAAGACATTAATTAGCCCTCCACCATTGGCTACCTACGCCATTAGCATAGGCTTTGTTTAGCAATAGACGAATCTTATTGCGAACTAGCTTAGGTTTAATAGAGGTCCGGGTAACGTCGTTGTTACTATCGGAAATGCTAATTGATCCAACAGAGATAGACTCAAACGTTTGTGTCTTACCCTGTAATAGATCTTCGTTATCTACAAGATGAAGTGCTTGTTCATAGACAGCTTCTTTTACTTGATCAGGTACAATAGTGCTACCAATAGTAATTGACGTACCCATACGGGTGTCGTAGTAGGTAGCGTTATTGCGTGGCCATGCGAGTGCTTGGGAAGAACTAACAGCAGAACCAATCCATGCGTTATCATCTACAAGATCTGTAGCTGTAACTAGCGCAGATTCTTTAATCTCGTCATCGGCAGCAGTCCAATTAGCTGAGTCAATGCGAGTCTCAAAGTATGAGTCTGCCTCATCCACAGTAACATAACTGTTTGTGTTTAGTACTAGTGCCATTAGTTCTCTCCAAAGCTATTAGGCGTGGAAGACTGGTAGAATCTCTAGATTTAGAGCGCCCCACTTACGAGTGTAAGAAGCAGCAGCACCTAGTGTTGTGTTGGTTGCGAACGCAGAAGTTGAACCAGCCCAGTCGTAACCACCGGGGTGCATTACGAAGCCGTAACGGTACCAAACGTTTGTTGAACCACCACCAGTGTAAGAAGCCGCGTCGCGGTCAACTTCAACAGGCATTGGTACAGCGATTGGAGCAGCTGAAACAGCACCCGGCTTAATGATGAATGAACATTTGGTTGACTGTGCGTTTAGGTCACCAGAGGCAAATGTACCAAACTGGTTGGCACGAGTCATAATTAGGCGGAATTTGCCACCGAAAACAGTCTGGAATTCGAGGTTGCCGTCCTGAACGCGTGTTTCGTCAACAAGGTTGGCGGCACGCATTTCAGCCATGATCTCAGGTGAAGTTACAAGGTACATAAAGTCTGGCTCGTAGTCTTTCATTGCCATGCCGACAGCTTTGAATAGACGCTCACCACGGGCAGCACCCGCCGCTGAAGAGTCGAATAGTTTACGAGCGTCGCCAGCACCTGTTGCAGCGGCACCGAATTCACCTAGGGCGTTGATGTCAACGAAGTGACCCGTTGCAGAAGCGTCGCCATCTGTATCGAATGCGGTGTAACCACCGTTACCGGAGCCACCGAGGTCACCGAGAGTAACCTCTGAAGCAGCAACACCTTTTAGGATTGCTAGTAGTGCGTCGTGTTCGTCCTGTGCGCGGACTTCAGCGAAGTCACGAGCGATTTTCATTAGACCGTCCTGCTGGGAAATAACTTCCTGCATGTTGACCTGCTGTGCGCCAAATGTGCGAACTGTTTTAACGTAGTTAGCGATTTCAGTGCTGATGTCAGTGTATGTGCCATCTGTTGAAGAAGAAAGGCTTGCAATGTTGATCTGCTTTGCAAGTGGTTTGTAGTAGCGCATCTGGCCAACAAAAGATTCCATGTCGGTTTTGATGTCGTCACGGCTTCCAACGATACCTGAGCTGTTTAGCTTTTTGGCAGTTGTGTAAGCTTCGTCAGCATAAGCTGAGATTGCGAGGTTTACGTTCTGAAAGTCAGAGTTTGTAATAGGCATTATTCTATTCCTTAAGATATAGCTTTTTACTATGTATTAGTATGATTGTGTCCCTAGCTTACCAGCGGCGGCTAGAGCGAGTACCTCATCAGTAGACATGTCCATAATGCTTTTGTTTTCTGATGGAGCAGAGGTCTGTGATGGAGTTGCGGAAGTGCCAGCCCCAGAATTGGATTTGACACGGAATAAGAAAGAGTTGTCTTCACTCTTTGAGTATGATTCAATAAAGTCGTTGATGCCAACGCCAGATTTGTGCACCCAAGCACCTTCTTCACTTTGAACAAGCTGATCAACAATGTCCTTACGGGCCATATCACGGCTACGATCATTACGGAAGTCAAGAGCACCGAGTTTGGTGTTAACGACATTATCACGATTAAGTTTTACGTTTTCTGCTTCAAAGACTTTTAGCTTCGCTTCAAGATCAGCAATTTTCATTTCTGCTAGTTCTTGTAGTTTGCCTTCTTCTTCTAGTTGTTTGATTTTAGCAGATTTTGCGTCTGCTTCCATCTGGTTCTTAATCTTCAAAGCTTCGTCGCGCTCTGAGGCCATGCGGTCCATGTTCGCCTTCATCTTTGATAGGCGTTCATTTACTGCGGCTTCTAGTGCATCCTCTGTAACTTCTCCAGCTTCTGCAGCAGGGGTTTCTGCTTCTGCTTCAGCAATAACTGTTTCGTTTACGGAGGGTTCTTCTACAGCTGATGATTCTACAGCTACTTTATCTTCTTCAATACTCATTTTAATATCCTTTCTGTCACAGACAGAGTTGTGTTAAATTTATTCTAGGGAACATCCCCTAA